TCCGGGTACGTAGACAAATACATGCGTATCTTTAGAAAGCCTGAAGCCCGGATGATGATGACTTCATTTGCTAACATGGAGTCCATACATCAACATGCTTATAGTCTTTTATTGGATACAGTTGGCATGCCTGAAATAGAATACAAAGCCTTTGCAGAGTACGAAGAAATGTCTGATAAGCATGATTACGTTGGAAAGTTTAAACCCACATTAAAAGATAAACAAAGCATTGCAAAAACTCTAGCAGTCTATTCAGCGTTTACGGAAGGCTTACAACTCTTTAGTAGCTTTGCTATCCTATTAAACTTCCCTCGTTTTGGTCGCATGAAAGGCATGGGTCAAATAGTTACCTATAGCATCCGGGATGAATCTATGCACGTAGAAGCTATGACAAAACTGTTTAGAGAATTTATTCAAGAACATCTAGACATCTGGACCGATGACTTTAAAAAAGAAATTTATGAAATCTGTAGGAAGATGGTAGCTTTAGAAGATAAGTTTTTAGATTTAGTTTTTGATATGGGTAATTTAGAAGGGCTTACAAAGAAAGATATGTATGCTTACAATAGATACATAGCGGATAGACGCTTACTTCAACTAGGGTTAAAAACAAACTTTGGACAAAAGGATAATCCTTTAGGTTGGATAGATGAGGTTATGGGAGTAGAACATCAAAACTTCTTTGAAGGCAGGGCTACATCGTACATGAAAGCAGGTCTCAGAGGAAAACAAAATATAATTACATTTAACGAAATTAAAAATGAAGACGAACAAAAAGTCGAAGGAAGCTAATCTAATAAGTTGGAAGCTTTGTATTGACTCTGAAAATAAATTGGTTACTGAACTAAGTTCTTTCCCTATCGAATATATTGACCTCTTTCATCAAGAAGATAGATTAGTTATTCTAAAAGCCTTACAAGAAGCAAGGACTGCTTTAGAACCCCTACATAAAAGTATAGAAGTTCAGCTAGATGCAACCTTTTAAAGATAGCTACAATGGAGCGTAAATAGTTATACTTTCTTCTTTCCCTTTAACTTTTATTGCTCCAAGTTCTTTATATACCCATTGACTCGGTAGTTGCAGAACAGTCGCTCTAGACATAATAGTTTTGTTTTCTATGTATTGTCCTCTTCCTGCGGTTGCTTCTAATCTAGCTGCAAGGTTGACTGCATCCCCGATAACAGAGTAATCAAATCTACTTTCAGACCCCATGTTTCCGACAATACATGTTCCTGTATTAATCCCGGTTCCTACATTAATGGGAGGTAGACCTCGTTTTTCGTATTCTTCTTGTAAGTCTCGGATTGCTTCTTCTATTTCTATCCCTGATTTAACTGCCATTTCCGCATGGTTCTTACAGGGTAAGGGAGCATTCCAAAATGCCATAATACAATCTCCCATATATTTATCTATCGTTCCACCGTTATCCAAAATAATATTTGTCATCTTATTTAAAAACTCATTCACTAATAATACTAAACCTTCCGGGTCATCTTTGTTTTTATAGTGTTCAGATATAGGAGTAAATCCACAGATGTCCATAAAAAGAAACGTCATCTCTCGTCTTTCACCACCTAACTTTAAAAGCTCTGGATTCTTTTGTAGTAACGCTACCTGCCTCGGGTCAAGATAAGTTTCAAATTGTTTTTTTATCTGTTGTCTTAGTTTAAATTGTTTTCTAAAGTTTAAATAAAATTGTTGGGTTGCAACAAAAAGCATTCCGATTAAAGACCACGTCACATCTATCAAATAATTTAATCCAATAAGATGCAGTCCTAAGTAGCCTACCGAAGACATTGCAAAAAAGACTGCGACTACCCCACTAGTCATACCTAGAAAGTTTATTAGAAACGCAATACAGAGCCCTGAGAGGCATAATAATAGTAGTTCTACTAGTAAATGATAGTCAGGTATTTGCGGAGTATCTAGTAATATGGATTCTGCTAGGGCTGCTTGTATTTTGTGGGGTTCTAATAAGCCTGTTGGAGTAGCCAACTGAGGCATAATACCCTTTGCAGTAAAGCCAACAAAAACAAACTTACCGTTTACATCCATTTCTTTAAGAGTTGTTTGAGGTGTATCAACCCAACTTACCCACTTACGACCAAGACTATCCGTAGGTATAGGAGGTAGTCCTCTTACTCTTACCATCTCTATACCATTTTCATTGGTTACTATTTGATAAGTAGTGCCTCCACCTAAAATCTTTAGAACCTCTGTGCCAAAAGAAGCGACCCAACCATTAGGAGTCTGTTGTAAAAGAGGTAGTTGCCTTACTAAGTTATCTACATCTACGTTTGCTGATATAGCTCCTTGACTTGCAGAGTCTTTTAAAACTTCAATGTTCTCTAAAAATCCTGCTGCTTTAGGTAAAGAAACCTCAATGCCCTTTATTACTGTACCATGAGTAGCGGGGTAAAACGCATTATTAACTTCAGGCATTCCTATGACCGATGGTGAGCTGCTTAAGGCTATAGCAAACCTATCATCCCCTCCTAGTCTATCGGGATGTGGGAATAACATAACCCAACCAACTCCTATCGCTCCTTTTTCTAATAGCTTCGTATGTATGTTGGCTAAACTTTCTCTTGGTAGAGGATAACCACCTTCCGCATCTAAGTCTTCTTCAGTAATATTTAAAATGCTAAAATAGCCGGTAGGGTCGGGAGTCTCTATAAAGACATCAAAGGTTTTTAATTTTAAAACCTGTAAAGGAACTGCATTAAACAATAAGGGAAGAGTCAACAAGCCAATCAAAGGTAAAGACCATTTCATATTAGTTTCCTTGTGTTATAGTAATTTGTGATGAGCCACCGCCATTTACAACTATCTGTGTACTCTTACCATTCTGTACTAAGATAAAGGTATAGGAGTTGCTTTTGTCTAAGTCTAGTCTTACTGTATCTTCTAAAGATTTATAGAACGTAATGACTGTGTCTGTCATAAACGTATTAATTTGTGTTTCTTGGTCAAAACCAAAGGTCGTTCCTTTTAAATCTATGTCAGCTTTTAAAAGTGTTTTGGTTGTATCTAGTTCATTTACTTCTTCAATAACATTTAAAAGGTCTTCTAAGAAATTTACATCTAAATAGTTTATATCTAACTCGGTGAACTCTAGTTCATCTTCTCCTAAGTAATCTTTTTCTAACTCTTCAAACTCTAAGTAGTCTATGTCTAATAGATTGTCGGTCTTTACTTCTGCAGAACTAGACTCTAAACCTTGTACTTCTCGTGGAGCACTTACTATTAACATGTTGTCAATGAGTTCTAAGGTTAAGTCCAGAATAACTGGATTGCTAGGAGCAGTCTCAAACATAGAAACTGTTGTAGCTTGATAGGGTTTATTTAAAATAACTTGACCCATAGCAGTACTGACCACTATCTCTCCAGATGGTAGTCCGTCTTCTTTAGGTAATAAAATAATTAAAGACCTTCCTAATTCATCTACAGTCACTGTGAAATCAGTGCCTCTTATTCCTACCGTTGCAGAAGGAGTTTGAATTAGAATGTTTTCTTTTTTAATTGTAGACAGTTTGCCCGTAATAAAACGTGCGGTTCCACTAGCGAACTGTAGAGCCATCTTAGATTTAGATGGGTCCGGGTCATAGATAAATTCATCTATAACTAATTCTGAATGCTCAGTCAAACGAACTTGACTGTCATCTAGAAATGTAATGCCTAATCTTCCGTTTGAAGTTTGAACATTATCAAAACTATTTATATCAAAGGATAAAGCAGCATTATAGGTATTATCTCTAATAACCCTGCCCGAACCTTCTAGTTCTGTAATGCTTCCTATATCAGCATGAAGTGGACGTACCACCATCAGACTGAACAACACAGACAGTACCACTACTACCTGTAGAAAGAATTTTAAGCCAATCATTATCTAATGTACTTTGTTGTTCTATATTAAATGTTCTTGAACTTCCAGTTTGGTCTAAGTAGAAGTAACCTCCGGCATAACCATCACCATCGAAAGTTACGTTGTTTGAATCACCATCAATATCTACATAGCTTGTACCTGAATCGTAATCAATATCAAAATTTAATGTGTTACTATCACCTTGTATTATCCAATCTAAATCAGTACTGCTTGCCATGTCTGCTGTTGCTAGGTCTAAAGTAAAAGTATTACTTGTACCTGTTACATCTACATTTAAGTTTGAGCTGTCTGCTCCATGAGTATTTGTTGGGTCAACCTGTATATTAAACGTGTTGCTATCTCCATCAAACTCAAAGAAGCCTACCAAACTATCAGCCAACATATCTCCAAGAAATTTATTTGAGTCACCTATTTGATTTATGTCTAGTGTCATACTAGTACCATCTAAATCTAAAGCTGTCATGCTTCCTGCTGAAGCGTCAACACCACCAATGATGTTACCTGAACCTAACTGCTCTAAATCTATATTGGCTGTAGCTCCTGACTGCTCTACGAATATCTCGTTGTCAGCCCCGAATGTCAATGCACTCGCCACAATCAATAGGCTTAATAATTGTTTCTTCATATTTCCAATAGCCCCTTTCTATTCCTGTTTCTATTATATTTAAAACACCTGTCTCTACTGCTCTTTGCAAAGCTATAGATACAGATTCGTTTTCTGTAAAACCTCCTTCCACTTCAACAAGCTCAGTACCTAGTTCTATAAATCTAAATATGTCTTGTGAAAGTCCTACAGATAAAATACTCTTAGAGACTAAAACCTCTATTAATACTTCTCCAGTACTTACAGAAACCAATCTTAGTGAAATGCTTACGGTATCTTCCCGGTATTGTTTACTTGTGCCTATTCCTAAATACCGAGCTCCGAGCCCACCACTTGTACGGTTTGTATCATAACTAACAACACCGCCCTGAACTAATAACCCTGCAAATAATAAAGGCTTTAGTTGATTATCCTCTTTAAATTCTTTTCTTGTTGTTCTTATAAGTTGTCTTTCTTTTGTAAGGTCATCCAGTCCTACTCGTTCTACAACTTTAAAGAACTCACCATTAGCAGCATGCTTAAAAGCCCTGATTAAAAATGCTTCAGGAGCTTGTGTAATAGCTGTACTAAATAAAGCAAACTCGCTGTTACTCTTACGTTGCCCTGTCAAGTCTTTGAAGCTATTAGGGTAAACAGCAATGGTTGGTTTATTTATAGCTGCCGGTAAATCTTTTAATTCTTTTGACTGTAAATCTAATACAGATGATTCTTGTATAACTATGTTGGGTATACCACCTGTAGTTAATAATGAATCATACTTTAGTGCACAACTAGAAAGTAAAAGACCCAATAGGCAAAGTGATAATTGTTTCATTCCCTTCTGCATCCGTTATTTTTAGTGTGATATATTCCCCATCTGATTCATATTCAATGATGTTACCTTCTAGTTCTACTTGTCCTGAGTCAGAAGGATTCTCTCCAAATAAATTTTCTACTAACTGCCTAGATAACTGTGCGTATATTCTAGACTCTAAGTTTCTAATAAATCTAGCAAGTGTTGTGTTCTTTGCTTCTCTTGCAAGCTCATCTTGGTAAGCTTCTATTTCGGCTTTGACTGCTTCTTTTCTATTGAACTCTTGGTTTTCTATTGTGAGGTAATGAGAGCTTGTATTGTTACCTGAAAAACTAGGGTTCTTAAACTTGTGTACCATTTGGTCTGCTTTTGCATCTACAGCAATAACAAGAATTACTACGATTAAACCAAAAATAGCCAACCCTTTATCAAATATAGTCATTAGTCTTTCCTTTGGTCATCTCTATCTGCTTTAGCTATCTTATTACTATCTATAAGTTGAGGTACTCCTAGTATAGTTTTAATAAGTGTATCTTGTCTTATAATCTCGTTGTCTAAACTACGTACTCTATCTATAAGAGCTACTAAGATACCGTGTTGTGAATCTAACTTAGTACCTAATCGTAATTCCATTTGTTCTATTTGGTCCGCTACTTTGTCATCAAGTACATCTAGCTTAGTCTCCATACCATCAATGATACGGTTAATAAGTTTCCATATAAAGAAACCTAATCCTAATGCAGCAGCAATTGGAAAACCAACTTCATTAATAAATTGAATTGCTTGTTCCATATTTTAAGGTGCAAGTTCCCTGTGAAGCTAACAATAGCGTTCTTTAAAATCCTTCTTAAGTTTTAGTAGGGGTTAGAAAAAGTAATAGTATGCCGAAACTATTACATATGCCCAACCAACAATACATACAACGCAGACACTACTGGTCACTGCTTTCAGTTGATTTACACTCCTGTTTAAATTCGTTCCATCTAAGGAACTCTCTGGTTTCTAAATCCCAAAACAATCCTTTATAACAATTATCTTGAGAGTCTTCTTCTTCGTTTATTAGCCCGAACCAATTCCATCGTCCGTCTGCTATAACGTCTTTTATTTTCTGTTTCATTAATCTTGTTTATGTGATGCTCCAAAATAGAAGCTAACAATAGCTGATGCTAGACCACCTAGGTATCCTAAAATTAAATTGACTAATGCCTCTGAGTTGGCTTCTGGGGGCTGCAGGGTTATAAGAAATATATAACCTAAGAATCCACCTACTGTAGCCATGCCCATGATACGTGCTGTCCAATCTTTACTAAACTTTCCTCTAGCATCTTGTATATCTGCTGTCTCAAGTTTAAATACATCCACATCAAGTTCTTTCATCTTAACTTCAAATTCTTGTTCAACTTTTTTAAGCTCAAGCATCTGTTCAGGTGTAGCTTCTTGTATAGCCTTTTCAATCGCTTTAGGATTGTTAGGGACTCCAAGTACATCTGCTATCATATTAGC